GGCATACACTAATTCTTTGCAAACATACGTCCCTTGGTTATATCCACCAGCGACAGTGGCAATAGGCGCTCCTGTGATCTCAGGAGCGGTCGAAATTTCATCAATTAACTCTTTCGTTTGAGCCAATGAACTCCAGTTCGATGGTTGGTGTCGTTTTTCACCACCTGACACTCGATGTAAATCATTTAAACAATAGCGACCGGCTACATCTCTACGAACCTGAAAACCATCAATAACAATTAATCCATTCATGCTATTTCTCTCCACGTTTTATTCGTGACCGTACATCACGTTATTAAATGAGCGGATAGTGATTTCTAACTTTCCACCCTTTACGACTTCCATTAACATCACATCCATATGCTTTACCTGCTGATCATCTTCCCAAATACCCGCATGTGTTAATGCATCAAATGGGGCCTTTAAAAAGTTATCAATATCCCTGCGCTGTTTTGTTGGTGGGTATAAACGAACTAGGACAGAGACATTTTCTTTAATAGCTTTAGGTTTTCGTTTTAGTTGCTCATAGACAGAGGCGATCGTGTTAATTCGAAACTTACGCCCTTTTTCACTGATCAGCGTTCGGCCCTTAATATTTCTCCAATACGAGTTAACGCTAGGTGGAAATGGCAATGTGAGCATAAGTTCAGGCATAAGTCCCCCACACTCCAATTAGCAATGTCACTACAAACCAAAACCCAACGAACAGAATATATTTAGTTAGCATGATTACCTCTTGCTGTTCTGACTAATGAGTCATAAGGTTCTGTTGGCAATTTACCCATGAGATCAAAATTAGAGGTGGCATGTTTTACCCATTTGATTGTGGGTAATGCGCGCTTTTTGGCCTTTTGTGTTTTCAGTTTTTGCAAGTAGGCCGATTCACCTAGTTTGCGCTCTTCAATTATCGCTTGGTAAATGTGCTCCGCCTCATTGGTCACAATGTAACGTACAGGGCGATCTTCATTGCCTACTCGTACTAATGCACCTAACCCATTCAGGTATGACAATGCTCTCGATGAGCTAGATAGAGCAATGCCTAAATCACGACTCACAATATGGCGATCAATCTTGTCACCCTCTTTATATTGGTTCAGTATTTGCTCTGTCGTTTTCATGCAACACCTCTCGACGCCAGCCACTTCATTTGCTCAATAAATGCTTTGCCAATTTGCTCTAATTCATCACGATGAATGTAATCGAATTTTTTACCCGTCCATGTTTTATCGAAAACAACTATTGCCCCAGCAAAGAATGCGCCCGTTGGTTTCTGCTTCTCATCTGCAGGAACAAACCACTCAGGAACGTCAAAGCCAATACGTCCTCGGATAAAACAAACGTGATCCGCTTCTTCTGGCCACCATGTTTCTGATGTGGCTGCTTTTAATAAAAAACATACCGACCGTATTGTTCACGCATAGCTAATGCATGGCTCATGATGTGACCAACACCTGTTAAAGGCTGGCCTTCGTGATATGAACTACGCGAGTAAGGAGGATTGCCAAATGCTGAACCACCGATCTCTTTCAGTTTTTCAGCCCAATCTTGAGTGAGTGCGTTGTCCTCAACGGTATAGAAATGCGGACATTTACTGTTTTGACCATCAGTGAATAAATCTAAAGTAAACGGTCCATATTTAGAGTTAATACCGTAGTAAAGGTTATCTGGTGATTGCCATTGGTCACCAATTTCTTTTAATTTATGAGCAGGTTGGCTTTTTAACTCCTGTAATTTCAGTGCATAATCAATCATTACTGAGCCTCCTGTGACATTTCTGTCGCTTGCTTCCAAATACTGTTCCATGCTTGGCGACCAGAAAACTCACTCATACGACGAATGCCTGTTTTACCCGCTAGTTCAAGCGCAATTTCTTCAATACGGTTTTGAGGTTTAGAACGAGAACCAATCAAGCGAGAGAAAGCACTGTCACGCTCAACGGTATCAACTTGAACCTTTGGCTCATCCTTTGGTTTTTGACTACGAACGAATAGTTCATCAAAGTGTTTACGTAACTTACGAGGGCTTAAAATGTTTTGGTACCAGAATGAATCTTTGTTAGCCCAATCGAACAAGGCACAAATTTGCTCATGAGTACGTCCATCGATTTGGCGCATCAAACGAATATCGTTCGCCCAGTCACACCAAGTAGGCTCTAACGCGGATGGATTCAGCTTTTTAACACGACCAAACATCCACTTTGCCGTTTTTAAATCACCTTCTTCACCCCATTTTTGGAAGTTAGTGCTGTAAATCACTGCTTCTGGATAACGAGTTAAAAAATCATTTTTTGGCTGGTCGCTGGATTCGTTAGAATTCTGCGACGAAAGGTCTTTACTGATCTGTAAGTTTTTATCTGAGTTAAGATCTGTATAAAGATAGGATTCCTCACTTTCGACGTTTCCATGATTCTGCATTTCTGCGGTTTCCATTCCGCAGTTTCGACGTTCCGATTCCTCACTTTCGACGTTTCCATTCCTCACTTTCGACGTTTCAGAAATAGACGGGAAAATCATAGAGATAAGCTTATTGCCATCTATCTTGTAGTGAGTAACGGGTGTGCCATTGACCTTTTTTGTCTTAGTTTCAATCACACCGGGAAAATATTTTTTACGTAATTTATCAACGAGCCGTCGAGCCTGCTCTTCACCAGAAAGACCATGAATTTCTTCTGCTAGTTCTTCATGGCTTTTATAGAACCAACCATCATCAGCACTTGATGAAACACCAGACCAGAAGACAAGTTGATTTAAAATTGCAGACAAGGCGTGAGCTTGCTGATCCCCCTTAAAAAAATCTAAATAGGGAACAGGAATAACAATGACGTTTTTCTGCCCTGACATAGCTTGTACAACATCAAAAATAGTCGTCATAGCAACGCCTCACTTAACTCTGGTATATTTCTCTTTAAAACGCTGTACAGGTTCACACTGTGGGTCGTCACAACCATCAAGCATAAAAATAACGCGCTGTTTTTCTCTGTCATAACGAACAACATGAACAACGATACCTCGGTGATTTTTATAGTAGCGATCAAGTTGGTTTGGGTTCTCATTGCTCATTGCCTCGTCCTCAGCCCATTCTTTGAATTAAAATCATCTACCAGCCAACGCATAAATTGGTAGTTGGTTTCTTGGTAGCCATTTGGTACTTTAATTTCATAGACAAAACGGCCATCACGTATTGAAGCTCGCACTTGCGTGCGACATGCTAAGTTTGATAATCTACTCATGCTAATTTCTCTTCACACAATTGAAATTTGCAACCGAAGCCAGCGACCGTACATCGTTGGCTTCACCCTTTCTGGATATAGCCATCTTTAATTTCTCTTTTGATGTAACGAAACAAATGCATTCATAAATGTGCGGATCTGCGAAATTAATCCATCTAACATCATTTTTATTTTCTGCTCTTCTTCGTTATCAATAACGCCGTCAGCTAAGCTGTCCTTCATCAATAACGCTAAACGCCCCTGCATTTCATCAACATTGCTACGTAATGTGAATAGTTCTGTCTGATCTAAATCTGCAGGGCTAATTCTGTCCACGAGTAAACGGTTTGATTCACGAGCGACAAATTCAGCAAATAAAACGGTCTGAGAAATATCTTGCATCGCTAATAGTTCGTTTAAATCAAACGAACGACAGCCGTTTTTCTCGTACAGTTTGTTATTGAATGAAGTCAGAGATAAACCCAACGCCCCAGCCATCGCTTCACGCCCACCAGCTGTTGCCTCACACATCTCTTTCACAACTTGTTTTATTGATTGGTTACTCATTTCCTACCACCATTGATAAGTTCTTGTAGTTAACTGCTTTAAACTGTTTTGCTATTTTGTTGCTGATAACGATGTGGGTATAAGATCTCTAACTCAGTTATTTTTCCTCGATAAAAAGCTGTTAATTTTTCAGCCAGTTCCAAAGAAGCTGTTTGAATACCTCTTTCTAATCGTGAAAGATTTCCTACATCACAATTAATGGCATTAGCCACTTCTGAAATTGTTAGGTTTAGCTCTACCCGAATTTTCCTTAATGGTGTTTGCATATAGCCCCCTTAAATGCGTTATACGCATATTATCATAGAATCAAATATGCGCAACACGCTTTGTGTTGTACGCATAAATAAAGTTGAATTGAGGAATGAAAATAGGAACAAGAATTAGAGAACTAAGAAAGAAAAAAGGATTAACAATCCTTCAGCTGGCCACCGCTATTAATAGCGATGTGGGTAACATTTCTCGCCTTGAAAGAAATATACAAGGCTACACAGAAAACACTTTAGTAAAGATAGCTGAAGCACTAGGCGTATCTGTTGCTGATTTATTTACTGAAAATTCACCAGAGCCAGATAGAATAGAACTGATTGGTAAGATACCTTCTGGTTTAGTTCAAGTTCGAGGTGAGGCGTTCTTGGGTGTTGATGGCGCTGTTGATATGATTGAGGACCACAACGGCTGGCTAAAAATATATAGTGACGATGCTGATGCATACGGCCTAAAAGTTAAAGGCGACAGTATGTGGCCACGCATTCAATCTGGTGAATTTGTTGTCGTTGAACCAAACACCAATGTCAGATCTGGTGATGAAGTATTTGTTCGCACCGTTGAAGGACACAATATGATTAAAATCTTCAACAAGACAAGAGATGGTGACTACCAGTTTACCAGTATCAATAACTCACATAAGCCAATAACTTTATCTCCAGGTCAAGTTGATACTATGCATTATGTATCAGCTATCGTTAAGCCTACAAAATATATAGATAAATGCGAAAGTGAAACAAAGCTAACCCTTGTTCCACCATTAGTTGACTAGTCACAATGGCCTGACGACACGTTTTAGGGTGTAAGGTGACTTGCTTGGAATAATAGGTAGAACCTGATTGACCATTATTTACTTTTCATCAATACTTATTCCACATGTTTAGTAAAATTTATTTAAGTGGGTGAGGATATGGCGACAATAGAACTCAAATTGTCCCCAACGATAATTGAATGGATAGCTCGCACACAAGGTGTAACCCCAAACCACCTTGCGGAGACTCTCAGCCCAAAAAAACCGCACAAGCTTCTTGTTGGAGAGGTCTCTAAAACTGTAGCTGAAAAATTAGCTAAGATAGCAGGAATACCTTTCGGATATCTATTTCTTGAATCTCCCCCTGAGTTTGAAAAAATTGACATACCAGATTTTAGAACAACAATACAACGCGTTGAGTTATCTAAAGATTTTTTTGATACGTATAGAGATATTCAATATAAAATCGATTGGTATAAAGATTACCTTAAAGAAGCAAATCTATATGAAAAGTTATCTTTCGTCGGTAAGTTTTCCATTAATGATACGGTCAAAGATGTCGCTCAAGCTATAGTAAAAGAGATTAATTTTGACGTTGAGAAAACTATAAAAAGTGTTAATCTTGTTTCTTATTTTGGAGTTATTACAAAGCTAATTGAAAATTCTGGAATATTGGTTTTTAAAAATGGCTTAGTAGGAAATAATACTCACAGAAAACTTGATATATCCGAGTTTAGAGGTTTTTCTATAGTAGATAAATATACTCCTGCTGTATTTGTTAATGGTGCAGATGCATTTTCTGCTCAAGTTTTCACCTTGCTCCATGAAGTTGCACACATATGGATAGGCAAAAGTGGAATATCTGACTGGGATTACAGTAATAAAATAGAAGCTTTCTGTAATAAAGTTGCTGCAGAAATTCTTATGCCTAGCACTTTATTTGAAAACGTATGGAATAGAGAACAAAATATAATTGACGATGAATTAGCAATTATATCTAGCTTATCTAAATTTTTTAAAATGAGTGTTTATGCTGTTGCTATAAAGGCCAAAAGTATAAACTTAATTGATGAAAGTGCTTTTTTACAAATAAAGAAATTATCTTTAAAATTTGCAAATAATGCAACAAAAGGCTCTGGTGGAAGTTTATTAAATACTCTTCCTTACAGAAATAGTCCTAAAATAACAGATACAATCCTCTGGAATGCAGTAACACAAAAGCTCCCATTAAGAGAGGCTGGAAATCTCCTGAACGTAAAGGCTGATACAGTTATGAATCTCTACAAAAAAAGGACTTTTAATAATGTTTAAAGAAAGATTCGTAATTGATAGTAACGTCTTTATTAACTCGAAAAATTTTTATTATAGCTTTAGTTACTGCAAAATCTTCTGGGATCTATTGCTTGAATTACATAAGAAAGGTCTTGTATATTCTATTAATAGTGTAAAAAATGAACTTAAAGATGGTAATGATGAAATCGTTGACTGGATAAATAATGAAGTTCCCTCTTCTTTTTTTGTTCCTGAATTTTCATCCAGTACATGGGGAAATAATTACTCAACACTTATGAATTGGGCTAACTCAGCCACATGTAAGTTTACAGACAAAGCAAAAATGGACTTTGCTAACACAAGTAAAGCAGATGCATTTCTCATTGCAGAAGCTATGACAAGTGGTAACTCAATTATAACTTTTGAAGCTTTTGATCCAAACAACCCCAGAAAAAGAGTGCTAATACCTAACGCAGCAAGGGCTCATGGGGTGAAAACTCTAACCTTGTATGAGTTTTTACCTATATTTGCCCACAATAATTTTACTTGTAAGTAACCTAGCCCTCCCGCGAGGGCTTTTTTGTACCCTCTCTCCTCTTCTAAATAAGTGACCTACATTCCAATTTGAGATTTTTAAAGACATAAATAAAAAATCAAACGGATAAAATCCGTCCGTTTCTATTTTTACAAAAATAATATATGCGCTTGACGCATTTGCGTGTAATGCATATACTAAATCTATAAGATAACAATCGTTGATGAAAAATGAATTGAATTGTAGGAGCTATCATGACAACTGAACCAATAATCATAGCGCCAGATGGTTTCACTAACGAAGATATCGCAAAGTGGATGAGGGGCAAGTTACAGTGCATAGATTATCTCCCTGTTTTACACGGTAAGCGAGAAAGACTAATGAGCGATGTAAAAAAGCTAGATGCCGAAATAGCAGAGTACATCAGTAAAAGCGCTATTCAGATACAAAGTAAATGATTTTTATGTGTGAAGAGAACGTGTGAAGAGAAACAATGGCTGACTGAGTCTTTTACCATTAAAAGGGGTTGTGGTGATAATGTTCTGCTCAGTCAGCCATTTTTATAAAGTTAGTTTTATAACCAAAGAGCGTGGGCGTGAAAAAAAGTAACCCGCAGTCAGCTAGAAATCCGAATCCCAATCGGGCTGATGCAACCACGGGTGGTCCGCTCTTTTTGATTATGACTCTAACAATAAGCAAGGGTACTGGCATTATTTGTGAAATGTCTTATCAGGATTATGTCAACTCGCTAGTGCCCTTTCTTATTGTGTGAAGTGAATAAACTGTGTGAGGAGAAATTAACATGTCACGCCCTTCGTTAAAAAATGTAATTGTGTATAAAGCACAACTACCAAGTGCAGAAGCGATGTCCGATCACCTAAGTAAAATCCCATTTACTGAAGTGTTAGAGTCACATTTTTGTAGTTATGGCTACATACCAAACCCAGTCACTAATGAATTAGTTACCCCTATTACAGACGGGTATTTGCTGACATTTCGTTTTGATCAGAAAATATTACCTAATGCTGTTATTAAAAAAGAAGTTAATGAGCGCATTAGTAAGTTAAAAGAGGATGGGATTGAATTTATTGAGCCTGATATTAAAAATACAGTCACCGCTGAATTTTTGAGAAAGGCGTTTGTAAAAACAATTACTACACTCGTTTTATATCATCCCAGTAAAGAATATTTATTAGTAGCTAGCTCTAATAAAAACATTGCCAATTCGGCTATAAGCACATTAATTAAGGCGTGTGGTTCAGTTAAAACAGAAACAATTCATATCGATGATGTATCACAAGGTCTAACTACTAGATTATTAAATACATTAAATAATAAAGAGGAAACGGATTGTTTTGGAAAAAATTTCTACCTAGGTCAATTTTATTTACTTGAAAGAAAAATTGATAATAAAAAAGAAATTGTAAAATATGATGCTGATTTTAACTCTATAAGAGATGTTCTTTTTGACTCTTTAAACAATCAATTTAAAATTAATTTAATTCAGTTATATACAGATGATATACAATTTAAACTTACTAGCGACTTCCACTTCAAAGGGATTAAACCAGTAAATAAAATTGAATTTGATGATAAAGATAGAGTTTATCGATATCGACATGAGTGTTCACTCATCATGTTCTATATGACAATTACCATCGACTTTTTAATTGACTTATTAAAATATAAAAAAAATAATAATTAGCCAACATCAGGGAATTTTAATCTCGATTAATTCGAGAGGGATTTTTATTACCTAAAAATTGTGTGGAGAGAACAATGTCTTATATTGCAACAGCAACAAATAAACATTTCTATTATCTCGATGTACGGATCGAAGATATAGATATTCAAGATATTGCGACAGGTTTAGCTAATGAATGTCGCTTT